AGAACACGCATTTATTTCCCTGACAGCAAGTACTATTCCAGTTTAAAATTAAGTAGTAATATGTTGTTATCTAAAACAAGTGTATAAAAGGAGTTACAAATGGCAATTACTTCAAACCCAGCAATCCAGAATGGCGCAGTTTCTACTGGTCTAGGTATTCATTCTTTTTTAAATATTACTGATACAACAGTAATTAAAACTGTTCCGGGTCGCATCTGTACAGTTAATGTTCTTATCGCTGGAACATCAGTCGGTACTGTATTTGACCATGCGGCAACATCAGGTCTTGTTACCGCAAATTTAGTAGCAGTAATTCCTGAAGCTGTTGGAACTTATGTAATTAATTTCCCATGCGCTGTAGGTATTGTTATTACGCCGCCACCAACTGGTACTGTTTCTGTTAGCTTCAATTAATTAGGGGGCAATTATGCCAAATATTGTAAATGTCGTTGTCACTCAACAAGTGGCAAGCGCACCTAATCAGCTACAGCAGACAGGGGCGTTTGTATCACAAGGTGGTACAACTTTAGCCGCTGGAACTACTCAACTGTTAACTCAGTTAAGTGATTTAACCAGCATCCTTAGACCTGCAACTGCAATTACTTCTCTTACTTGGGCAACCAATGTGGTAACTGTTACAACCACTACTGCTCATGGTATTCCAAGCGGTGATACAGTTCAAATTGTTATTGCTGGATGTACACCAACGGGATATAACGGCACTTTTGCTGGTACTTCTACTGGCACAAATACAGTTACTTATCCATTATTGACAAATCCGGGATCTGAAACAATTGCGGGAACTTTGCAACTTAATTCTACTTTAGAGTTAACAGCAATGGGCAATACTTTCTTTGCTCAAGGTTCTACTGTTTCTGTATTTGTTTTGGAATTAGGCGTAAATACTGTAACTAATGGAATTACTGAATTAGAAACTTACATTACAACTAATGTTGGTCATCCACCAACTTCTTCAACACCACAGTTTTATAGCTATTTATTGCCTATTGAATGGGATGTAGTTGGTGCAGAAACAATGGCTGGCTTATATGATGGTACAACTGCACAAGTTTACTTTTATGTATCTAGTACATTAGCTACTTATTCTGGTTGGGAAGGTAAAAAATCAGCATTTGTTACTTTACCAAGTCCAAATGCGCCAGCACAAGAATTTAGTGCCGCCGCTATTTTTTGGTCATCTTTGGCATATAATCCAAGCGTAAGTAATTTAGCTCATCCTTTTGAATATACTTATGTTTATTCTGTAACTCCTTATAGCACTTTAACCAATACTCAACAAACTCAATTGTTGGCGGCTGGTGTGAACTGGGTAGGTACAGGCGCACAAGGCGGTATTTCAAATACGCTGATTGAAGGCGGTACTTTTATGGATTTAAACCCATTTAATTACTGGTATTGTGTGGATTGGCTTTCTATTAATGTGGCTCAAGCTTTATCTGCGGCAATTATTAATGGCTCTAATTTGCCAACAAATCCTTTGTATTACAACCAAGCTGGTATTAATACCTTGCAAAAAGTAGCACAAGCGACTGTAAATAATGGTATTTCGTTTGGATTGATTCTTTCACCCGCTTCTGTAGTAGCAACTCCGTTTACTACTTATGTAGCACAGCATCCCGGTGATTATGCAACTGGTACTTATAACGGCTTGAGCCTGACATTTGTTCCATTGCGTGGATTCAGTTCCATTACGATCTACTTAACTGCAAGCAACATTCCAGTTTAAGGGGAAAATAAATGGCAAATCCACAAATCCAACAAGGCACATTAAATCGGCTACTGGCTTCTGTAGTCTATGCCGATTTTCAGCAACTTAATGTAACATCAGGCTATTTGTCTAAAGAGGCAATTAGTTTGGCTTTTGATGGTGACACATCAATGCTTATACCAACTCTAACTGGTGCAGTTACCAGTCCAGAGCCGTATATTTTTGGTACTGTTACTATTCACTTACTCAGAACGCAAGCTCTCGGTAATGCTTATAAAACACAAATTGAAACAAATACAACAATGGGTTCTGTAACTGTTTATCCAGATACCCAAGTATTGTCTGCATTTCAATTAAATAATTGTGTTTTGATGAGCATTAATGAAGCAACTTTTGACGGCAATCAAGCTGGATTAGTTGTTCGCTTGCGTGGTGTTTATAGTGTTAATGCTTCTTTATTTTCCGCATCCTAAATGAAAGAATAAATTGAAAATTGATCGTAATCTGAACCTTGTGATGCAGGTACAGACTGAAAGTTATGGAAAAGTTTATATTCATTCCACATCAATCAGTCGTTCTGTTTTTGAGCAATTTTATTTAGTTATAGGAAAAGTGTTTAGCCAATGCTTTGATGGCATAAGCGAAGCACATTTAGCTTTAACTGCACCACAACTTGCTTACCCCGCCCTAAAGTCTATTGCTATACAAGCAGGAACTTGGGAAGGGGTAGGTGGAGTTAAGTTTGGATTAGTAAACGAGATTATCCGTTTAACTAATATTGTAATAAATACTGAAGGTGGATGGGAAACCATTACTTTTGATACAGCAATAAAGCGTGGAATTCTGGATGATGATGAAGAACATGAAATATTAAGTTCGTTGATTTTTTTTACAGCAATCTCCAAGGTTGCACCGAGGGATTTGAAAAATTCCTTCTTGGAGATGGTGGGTGCGTTGCGAAACTGGGAACTTACATCATTAGACTCTACGGAATACAGGAATGGTTTGCCGATATTGAGCAAGAAAGAAGGTACTGGCAAGAAGGTGAAGGAATCATTAATAGTGTCTTAGAATATATAACCTATATGAATTTCGGTGAATTTATGAAAGAAATTGGCTTGCAATGGGAAGATACAGCCGATTTTAAACAGCGATATTTAATTAGGGCGATTAAGTCTAAAGCGTTGTTTTAATTACTAGGAATATAAAATGGCAATACAATCGGTAATTGAAATTGATGTATTAGACGAAAAGTTTAAAGCCTTTCAACAAGAGTTTGAAAAGTATAAAAAGTCTACCAAAGAATCCACTAAAGAGTGGAAAGAAGTAAATACTTTTATTGGTAAAGCACTTAATCAGCAAAAAGAGTTTAATAAATCCCTTAAAGATGGCGTAAAGCAACTTAAAGAAGCCGCCGCTCTTACATCTGCTATTGCTGGAGATATGGCTGGTATTGCCCTTTCAGCGGCTAAATGGGTAGCTTATTCCGTTATTGGTGGTTATACAGCTATGGGTGCATTAGCTTATAAAGCCAATGCCGTTACCAAAGAATCTAGTGCTTTAGGAATAACAAGGGCGCAATTGCGTTCAGCTAGAGTTTATGGCAATCCATATTATGACAATATGGAAGGAATGATGGGTAATATTCAAGACCTTCAATCTTCTTTAGGTGGCAGATGGAAAATAGATAGATTACTTGGCGGTGATTCTTCAAAAAATCCTTACGAAAATCTTGTTCCAATATTCAATAAAGTAAGAGAAGCCAAAGCAACTTCTGGTGGATTTGTAGATGTTGCAATGGGTCAAAATCCAGCATTTCAAAATGTATTAACAAAACAAGAAATGTTAGCTATCTGGAATATGTCTGAGCAAAGGTATAAGGCGTTTACTGGAGGTTTAAATAAAGGTGCGGGTCAATTTCCAAACGAGGAAAAAAATGCCCAAGCATGGACTAATTTCTGGATCGCTATTACAAAAACTGGTCAATTATTAGAATCTAAATTGATTAATGTATTAGGTAAATTAACTGAACCTTTAGCACAATTAACTGAAGCTGTAGCAGATGCACTTGTAGCATTTTTGGGAAGTAAAGAAGTAGAAGATGCTATTAAAGGTTTTGTTTCTGAATTAAAAGATCCAGATAATAAACAAGCATTAAAAGACTTTTTTGAGGGTATTTTTATTATTGGTAAAGCAATAGCTTATGTCATAAGTAAAATTCCTAATTTTGCAAAATGGGTAGCTGACTATACAAAAACTGAAGCTGGTAAAGGTCAGGATATAGTAGATTTCTTTAAAAAAGCTGGAGTTGCTAATGGTAATTGGTACGATCAATATAAAAAAGATGCTCCAAATAATGATATTAATTTAGGTAAAGTAGATCCTGAATTAGTTAATACAGCGCAAAGATTAGGATTAACAGTTAATAGCGGATATAGAACCCAACAAGAAGCTATATTAAAAAAGATTTGGCATCCGGGTTCTCACCATACTGTTTTAAATAAAGAAGGTTTTTCAACGGCTTTAGATATTGATATGGATCAGGCTTTAGCTTTAAGAGCAAAGTTTAAGACTGAAGAAGAATTTACTAAAGCTACAAACTTATGGCGACCTTATCTTGGTATGAAAGGTGAGGAAAACCATTTTGAATTAAAAAATCATCATTTAAAATTTGTTGATCCAAATCCCGGTAAAGATAATGTCTTTATTTATGATAATGATGGCACTTGTACTAAATTAGTGGCGATGAAATAATGACATCAATAGCAAAAACAATATTTTCAGGCGCATTTGAAATTGCACCTATATGGCTGGTTGGTGGATTAGTAGGCTATGCACCCCTTAATTTTCCAGCTATAAATTTAAGCGATCCTTTAAATTCTGGATTCTTTGCCCATTTTAAACCTTTAGCTGGAAGCACTTTAGCTCAATGGGATATTGCAACTTATCCAATGGCAAATTTTGCAACTGCCGCTAATGCTGTAGTTCAAAAGCCATTAAGCGTAAGTATGGCGATGATTTGCCCTGCACAAAATAATGGTGGCTATCTACAGAAAACAGCTATTTTAACGGCTATGCAATTTCTTATTCAAAATCATATTTCTAATGGTGGAACTTTTACTATACTGACACCAGCATTTGTATATGCTAATTGCTTGCTAACTGGTATTAGGGATATAACTCCACCAAGCGATAAACAAGTTCAATATGTATATCAATGGGATTTTACTCAGCCATTAATTACTACTTCACAAGCACAATCGGTTTTGGGTACATTAATGAATAAAATTCAAAGTGGATTGCCAACAACCTCAGCTTGGGGGGGTTAAATTATGACAACTTTTGTTAAATTTGATCCTGCTCTTACAGCAAATTTTCAATTTAATGCTACTTTAGATGGGGCAAATTATATTGTTATATGTACTTGGAATGTATATGGTGCAAGGTATTATTTAAGCGTATATAACAACAATGGAACAATTATTGTTATTAACCCTATAATCGCATCGCCTGATGATTTTGATATAAATTTAGTTTTTGGGTATTTTCAAACTTCTACTTTGGTCTATAGACTATCGTCAAATAATTTTGAAATATTTCCATGAGATTTTATAAAATTACAATAAGTCCACCAATTGAAGATCTTAATCGGTTTGAAGAATTTTCTTTTAGCTCTCAAACCAATGGAAAAGACAATTATTCTGCATTGCAATTAGATTTAGATATTTATCAAGAATCATATAGCCAATATTCAGCTAATGGCTTTATTAAAATAAATGGAATTGATTTAAAAGGTTTGGGAGAAATAGGAAATTACAATCCTAAATTAGTGCGTGGCAAACCAATTGAAATGTGCAAGATTAAAATTGAAGTTGGAATGTCTAAGGGTTTACCTTATGCTAATCCAAGTCAACAGGGAATAATTCTTATTGGCGGGATTATGCAAGCCTTTGCTAACTGGCAAGGTGTTAATGTATCTTTGGATATGATTGTTGCTCCAGCTTTCGCTGGAAGTAATGATTTAAATAATATTACTTTTGTTTGGAAGAAAAATACTGAATTAACCGATGCAGTAAAACTAGCTCTTGAAACTGCTTACAAACCAACAAAAGTAACAGGTTCATTTAGAACTGGATTAAAACAATCCGAAGATGCCCCAGAACAAAATTTTAATTTATTAAGTTTATCCAGAAAAGTAAATGCGGTCAGTAGAAACATTATTAAAGAACCTACCTATACTGGCGGGTTAATATGTGTTAATGATACTGGTTTTTATTTAACAGATAATGCAATAACTAAAACAGCCACAAAAACAATTAAATTTACCGATGTAATTGGTAATTTAACATGGCTTCAAATTGGCACTATTTCTGCAAAAGTAGTTATGCGAGGCGATTTGAATGTTGGTGATTACATTTCTTTTGAAAAAAACATCCCAATAAATAATACAGTAAATAATTTTTCTCAATACAGAAACAATATTTCTTTTGACGGCATTTTTTATGTTTCAAAATTACACCATATAGGAAGCAGTAGATCACCAGATGGCAATGGTTGGGTAACAACTATTGAAGCTATTGCTAATGGAGTGGGGTTATATTCAGCATGAGTTTAGGTCAAAAAATCCCTCTTGCTCAGTCAATAAGTGACTATGTACAGCAAGCAATAGAATTAAATCAAATGTCGAATGGGCTTCAATTGCCATGTCGTGTTGTTGCTGTAGATGGCGCAATCGTAACTGTTAATTTTGAAATTGACAATAATGGGGAATATACATTCCCACAAGTTAAAATGCCTATCGCCCAAAGCATTTATGTGCGCTTACCTGTACAAGTAGGCGATTTAGGAATTTGCGTTTCAGCAGATGTTCGTATAGGCGGGATAACAGGACTTGGTACTAAAGGCGCATTAGCTCCTTTAGTAAAGCCATTTAATCTTAGCGCATTAATTTTTGTTCCAGTAGGGGCAACAGATTGGGAAGCGGTTGATCCAAATGCGGTTAATATTAATGCTCCAAATGGCGCAGTAATCAGAGATACAGGAAACAATTGCGTTATTACTTTAACTCCTACTGGGGTAAATGTAACCATTGGAAGCACTAGCTTTCTTGTGGAAAGTTCTGGTGTTACAGTTAATGGTAAATTTACAGTAAATGGCAATGTTGAAACTACTGGAACTTTGAAAAATAATGGCGTAAGCGTTGGTAGCACTCATAAACATTCAGGTGTTCAAACAGGTATAAGCAATACAGGGAATCCAGTATGAGAACTTATGGCGTAGATCCAAGCACTCAACAATGGGTAGAAGTTTCAGAAACCAGTTATGTATGGTTGGCTACTTTAGCTCAAACTTTAAGATTAAATTTGGGTGAAAGCCCTTTTTATGCTAATTATGGTATTCCAGCACAAAACG